ACAACCACTCCACCTCAAGTAACAACACCACCACCCCAAGTAACAACACCTCCACCTCAAGTAACAACACCACCACCCCAAGTAACAACACCTCCACCTCAAGTAACAACACCACCACCTCAAGTAACAACACCACCACCTCAAGTAACAACACCACCACCCCAAGCAACGACACAACCACCACAAGCAACAACATCACCACCCCAAGCAACAACACAACCACCCCAAGCAACAACATCACCACCCCAAGCAAATAAGAATTTATGGAAGATAATATTAGGAGTATTAGGGTTCGTATTATTAATAATAGTTGGGGGGATAGTAGTATATTATAATAGTAAAAAAACTAAATCAATGACAGATAATAATCAAATATAATTTTTTTTTATAAAATCTTAATATAAGTAAATCTTATTATAAATAAACTACATTTTTAATAAAATAATAATTTTTAAAAAATAATTTTATAATTTTTCTAAATTCTTTATAATTTCTCTAAATATAACAATAATTACAATTTCAAAAAAATTATAAAAATAGCAATAATTTAAGATTTAAAAAATATTTTGGAATTTAATTTTTCTGAAATTTTTATAATTTATTTGAAAATAGCAATATAATAAAAATATTAATAGGTCCTGATTATTATCACTTTATTAAAATTAAAAACTAATAATTTAAATATCCTAGGTACCTATTATTTTAATTATTAATTTTAATAATAATTTAAATAATCAAAGTTATTATTAAAACTAATAATTTGTGTAATATGTAAATTATTAATTAAATAAGAAGGCAATTATTAAATATAATATTTTCAAAATTATATTAATAAATTATTACTATTTTCAGATAAATTATAAAAATTTCAGAGAAATTATAAAATATTTTAGAAAAATTGGGAACTTCATTAACTTCATTTATAGAATATTTTAATTACACTATACACATGTGGAACTTTGTTTATTTATGTAGTATCTTATAGAATAAACGAAGTTAACAAAGTTCCCATAATAATATTAATTATTTATTTTAAAAATTATAGATACTTCAGAAATAAATAATTAATACCTGTATCTTAATTTAATAAATTACTAATTTTTTTTAAAATAACATTTATACATTTTTAAACATCCTAAATGTAAAACATTTTATTTTTTTCCCAAACGCACTATATTTGTATATATGCTATTGGATATAATTATTAATAAATGTAGTTCATATTTAATGAATAATTCACATAGCTAATAAAATTATTGGGAAGCATAGTTTTGTTTATATCTTCTATAATATTGGGAACTTCGTTTATGTTTTAATTTTCTAAAGTGTTTTCATTTCAGAAAAAACTAACTCAATGGGATTAAATTGAGGCGTGTATACGGAGGTAAATATTTTAAGTAAATATGATTATTCTTACAGGAAGCAAAGCTTTAGTCTTTTAAAAGTTTTGAAGAATATATTCTTACATTATCCTGTAATATAGTTCTATATTTAAATATTTCTAAGTTCTCTTCAAAAAATAATAAATAAATATCACGTTTAACAGAACCATTAATAATTTTATTTGAAATAAAATTATCTTTATTTATAGCAGATAATAATGTTTTCTTTTCACGTAAATATTTATGTTTATAATTTTTTGTTATAATTTCACCTTTTTTTGAATAACCATAACGCGCGTAATCATTAACACAAAAAAAAGATTCATCGATAAATATGTAATTTAAATAATTAACATCAATATTGTTAGCAAATATTGATCTTCATTTATAATATTATAATCACGTGGAAAAATTTTATTATTAATTTTTTTATATGTTATATTGGGAACTTCATTTATATTTAAATATATTGGGAACTTTGTTTATATTTTTATAGGCATTTTATTAGAATAATGGAATATTCACAGATTTATAATATAACTACGTTTATATGTCATTAATAATATAATGGGAACTTTGTTAACTTTGTTTATTTATAAATAAATATTTTGGAACGGAACATAGTTTAATTTAATTTTTCTGAAATTTTTATAATTTCTCTGAAAATAGCAATAAATAAGAATCAAATTAAATATAATATTGATAGTTTCATATATTTTTTCATAATTGATTTAAATTTATTAATAAATATTATATTTTTATAATATATTACTTCCTATAAATAAACAGATTTTTATTAGTATCTATAATATATTGGAATAAAATAAATATATCTATGTATAAAAATAAATATATTCTAATAGTTAAAATTTTTATTTTTTTATAAAAATTAATATATTTTGGATTAATATTTATTAACATTTTATTCAAACTACTAATAATAAATAATATAGATTATTTCTATTCTATATTTTATTAATATGTTTTTTTAATAAAGTAATAATAATAATAAACATGGTGTAATTAAAATAATACTACTATATCTTATATTATTAATAAAATATAATTATAAATTAAAATTAAATATTAGAAAAAATCTATATTAATTATATGTCGTCTTGTAATAATATTAAAGATAATATGGCCGCTATAAATTCATTAATACAAACTAATGATTCTACTAAATTAAAAAAATATTTGAAAGATAATAATATTAATTATTCATCTAATATTGATAATATAAAAAATAATTGCGGAGGAGCTATTACACAAGTTGCTTTTAATTATTATGATAATACTGATTGTATAAATGAATTAAAATTAAACTGTTCTAAACTGTCAACAGATGAAAAATTAATTAATAAATGTGCTAGATTTAAAATGTCATCTACTATTACTCAAACAAATAACGCTAAAGCATCATCATCATGCTATATTACATCATTATTAAATGATAAACAATTAGTAAGTAATAGAAATTTTAATATAGGATTAAATTTAATTAATTCTAATGAAAATTTAGATTGTAATACTATACAAAATGAAACAGTCCTAGATAATATTAATAAATGTATCAATTCTCAATCTCTTTTACAAGGGAATATATTGGAGGGTTGTAGTCATGAAGATATAAGTCAAATTAATAATGCAGATATTATATCAAAATGTATTATTACTAATACTATAAACACTCCAACCAGTACACCAACCAGTACACCAACCAGTACACCAACCAGTACACCAACCAGTACACCAACTAGTACACCAACCAGTACACCAACCAGTACACCAACCAGTACACCAACTAGTACACCAACTAGTACACCAACTAGTACACCAACTAGTACACCAACTAGTACACCAACTAGTATACCAACTAGTACACCAACCAGTACACCAACTATTGAACCTAAATCTATATTAACACAATTAAAAAATATAATTTTATTATATCCAATAATAACATTAATATTAATATTAGTTTTATTTGGAGGGGGTGCTATTATTATATTAATATATATTACAATATAGGATATATTTATTATAATATATTTGGATTAGTGTTTATTATAACATTATTGAAAATATTAATAATAATTAATATATATTCTGATAAAAATTATCCTTATTTAATTTATTATAAAATCAAATCTTTTATAATTTATAAAAAAATATTTATAGAAATTTTTAGAACTTAAGTTTATTTATTTTATAAACAAACAAAGATTTATTTTTATGAATTAAATAAAATTATTAGTTTATTATAAATTGAATAGGATATTGTTTAATTTAAATAATAATAACAATATATGAAAACTTCATTTATTCAGCGGGAAATTTATGTTGTTTATTTTATAAATGTATTTTGTATAAATGAAATAATATTATAATTTTATAATAAAATAAATAAGCCTAATTCTTTATTAGACTAATAATAAAAAATAATATAAAATAATAATAAAGTTTGCTTAAGTTTAAGTAAATACGGTTTATTTAAATGAAACACACAAAATATAATTAGACTTATTCATTTTATTATAATTTAGTGTTCTTATCCAATTAATAATTTATGGAACTTCGTTTATTTATAAAATACACTAAGTTCCCAAATATATAAATTATTATAATTATGAAATCAAAAATAATATTTATAATAAAATTATTATGTCTGAATATATCATATATATATATATGGGAACTTCGTTTATATCCATATCCATATATAAAATCAAAAGGACGCCCTAATAAATATTAATATGATTTTTTATTTAAACCACATATATAACATTACACTTACAGGTTTATTATGAACCGGCTCAACTAGTAAATATTAATTTGGATTTAGTAAGAAAAAAATAATGGAATTCAATAAATAGATATTATTAAGTGTTTTTGAAAAAGCATATAACATTAGAAGCTTTACTAAAACAATATAAATGTAAATAATCAAAGATCCAAATCTAATAATTTTTTTATAGACTCTACTAATATAGCCTTAAAATATTTAATAAATAAATTATTGTTATTTTGAGAGAAATTATAAAAATTTCAGAAAAATTAAACTAAACTACGTAGTTTATGTTATTTTTTTTTTAAATATGTATAATTTCTTTGATGATGCAATAATTTAAGATTTACAAATTATTTTGGAACGGAACGTAGTTTAGTTTAATTTTTCTGAAATTTTTATAATTTTTCTGAAAATAACAATAATTTATTTATTAAATATTTTAAGGCATTTCATAATTTTTCTGGTAAAATTGATTTTGAATATTCAAAAATCAATAATAAATTAAAAAATAAAAAATCAATTAAAATAAGTATTATTATAGATAAAAACGGCATACCACATTATATAAATGTCAATTCATGATGCAAAAATTATGGAAACTCAAATAAATCATAATTTTAAAAATAATAAAAAATCTATCATTACTATTTTCAGAGAAATTATAAAAATTTTAGAAAAATTATAAAATAATTTTTCTAAACCATAAATTAAAATATTTGAGAACGTATTTTATATATTTTGAAATTTATGAGGATTCTATAATTTAAGATTTAAAAATTATTTTATAATTTTTCTGAAATTTTTATATTTTTCCTGAAAATAACAATAAAATATTAATTTTATGATAGTAATATTTGAGGATACTTAACTAATAATCAAATTATCAAAACATAATATTTTTATATTATTATTAATAAATTAAGATTTGTAATAATAAATTGGATAAATGCAATTCTACATAATTAGTTTTTATATATTACATATAATATATATTAATATAATAATAAATACCCCCCCGCATAAAAATAATATTACAGTTATTATTGGATATAATAAAATTAGATTTTTTAATTGTATTAATATATTAGGTTTAGGTGTTATAGTTGGTGTTATAGTTGGTGTTATAGTTGGTGTTATAGTTGGTATTATAGTGGGTATTATAGTTGGTGTTATAGTTGGAGAATTAGTATTATTAGCATTTTCTGTTGTGATTCCATTCTCTAGTAAACAAGTATTCATTATTTTACCTATATTACTTTGAATAAGTTCACTAGACATACCGCAATAGATAGCTTGATTGAGTTGTTTAAGATTAATTCCTTGACTACAACAATTTAATCCATTTATATATGAAGCAGAATTAATAGTATTTTTAACATTATTACAAGAAATTCTTGATTTGGTATTTGTATTGTCTATATCTTTAGTATCTTTAGCATCTTTAGCATCTTGAAGTACTGTAACTAAAGCTTGTGTTTGAATGTCTGAAGATATTTTTGATAAATCATTAATAAAATTATTTATATGACATTCATTTTGTAATGTTGCATTGTTTATTTGTGTTATAGTTTTTTTTACTTTTCCTTTTTTAGGTGTTATTAAGTTTGTAAAACAATTTATTCTTGATTCATCATCCGGTAAATATGAACACGCATCAGTAGCGTAATCAGCCTGTAGTTTAAAACAGCTATTTAAATCAATATAATTAGTCTGTGTTAATTCTATTGAATTATCACAAATATTTGTTGACTTTGTATTTGTTATAGTATTTAACACTGTTTGAATCTTATTTATAAAAGAGGTTTTTTCATCACTACTAGATTTATTACCCATTATTGCATTTGCAAGTTGTGTTACTGGAATAATAGTATCTAGGCCATCTTTAATACCTTCTATTACACTGTTAGCATGTTTTTTAACTTCTGCATCGTTTCTAATGTTTTCTATTTCTAGACATGCAGATTGTCCATTATCTGTGGGTGTCTTTAGCGGTTGTTGTATTAATGTTTTTAATGCTTCACATGGTATCACATTAACAGTTCTATTTGTTGGGATAGGCGTAGTTATTGAACTCATAATATATATATATATATAAAGACAGGAAAAATTAGTTATTATATTATAAAATATAAATCTAGATTATTATATTTAATTTTTATATAGGTTCTGTTTATTATAATCTTACCTAAAATAACACTAAATAAATAGTGTTTTCATATATATTTATTATTATAAGTTATGATTATTGCCTTCTTATTTATTGTTATTTTCAGAGAAATTATAAAAATTTATAAATTTTTAATTATTGCATCCCTATAGAAATTATAAAAATTTTTAAAAAATAAAATAAGTTAACGAAGTTCCCATAATATTTTAAATTATGGTTTAAAAAATTATTTTGGAACGTAGTGTAATTTTTCTGAAATTTTTATAATTTTTCTAAAAATAGCAATAATATTTACTAATTCACTTAAGCTGGTCCATGATAAACCTGTAAGTGTAATGTTATATATGTGATTTACATAAAAATCATATACATATTTATTAGGCCATCCTTTTGATTTTATATATGGCCGGGATATAAACAAAGTTCCCATATATATATGATATAACTAGACATAATAATTTTATTATAAATATTACTTATTTTTGATTTCATAATTATAATAATTTATATATTTCCATAAATTATCAATTGGATAAGAACCCTAATTTATAATAAAATAAATAAGCCTAATTTTTTATCAGTCTAATAATATATTAATAAATAATATAATATATATATATATATATATATATTATATTATGAGTACAACTAATAGTCCAACAACTACGCCTGTTTCAACAACTACGCCTATTCCAACAACTACCCCAACAAATAATATTAATGATTCTACTTTTCCTGCATGCGTAGCATTAAAAAAAGAAATACAACAACCCGTAAAAACAGATACTGATACTGCAAAAACTGCATGCTTAGAAATAGAACGTCTAAGAACAGATGCAGATGTTAAAAAACATGCTAAAGATGTAGTTAAAGATATGGTCCTAGGTAGCCTAAGTATGGCGATGCCATTGGGTGCCTTAGTAAACAATTTAACTAGTAAATCTAAAAGTACTAATGAACAAAAACAAACTTTTATAAATAACGTTCAAACAGTTCTAAATACTGTAACAAGTACCGATTCAAGTAATATTTGTAATAATCTAACAGAATTAAAACAAACTAATCTTTATGATGAAACTACATGTTTAAAAATAAGGGGCGATATATGTAGCTCTATAAGTAATGATGAAATAAAACTAAAGTGTATAGAAAAAATAATGCCAGGATCAGGACAAGCAATTAACAAAATAAAGCAAACAAATGATGCAATATTAAAAAATGATTGTCAGATAATTAATTTTATAAATGAATTATCAAAAATATCTTCAGACACTCAAACTCAAGCTTTAGTTAAAGCACTTCAAGATGCTAAAGGAGTGGGAAATAATAATACCGTATCAGGATCAACTTGTAATGATGTGAAAAATACTATTAACGCTGCCTCATATATAAATGGGTTAAATTGTTGTAGTCAAAGAATTGATCTTAATCAACTCAATAAAGCAGACTATTGTGGTATGTCTAATGAACTTATTCAGAGTAATGTAGCAGATATAACAAATAATTGTTTATTAAAAAACAATATTCTAACGGATAACTCTAATAATATATCTACAGATATTAAAACTAATAATGAACCTAAACAAAGTGGAGATACTAGACCAAGTGTTGTATGGATAATAGTCGGACTTATTATATTATTTGTTGTAATTGGTTTAATTGGCGGTGGTATTTATGCATTTTATTGGTATAATAGTAAAAAAACAAAGGGTCTGTTATAATAATAGTTAATATATATTTTTATTATTTTAAAATGTAAATATTCTTATTTTATTTTTTATTATTAAATTTATATTAATTTTATTTAAGATATAATACCTAAACAATATATAGATTATAAATAGTTATAAAAACCTTCTACAAATTAAGAAAAAATATTATTTAATAGTATTTTTAAAAATAATGAATTAATTGATAACATTTTAGAAGTTGTTAAAATAATCAAAATGTTAATTATACGTATAACACTTTATTAAATTATTTTTTGTTTATTATTTATTATGAAATAAATAAAATTAATAAATTGTGCTTTTGTTTAATTTTCATATTACACAAATTATTAGTTTTAATAATAACTTTAATTATTTAAAATATAATTTTTTATTATAAAATAATATTAATTATTATAATATAAAGGATACTACACATAAATAATATTTGAATACACTAAATATGGAATTAAAAGAAACTATTAGAATGTCTAAAGTTTGATATTGTATTAAATATAAAAAATGTTATTATAATAAAAAATTATATAATTAACTATAAAAAATAATACTTTATTATAAAATTATAATATATTATTATTGTATAATGAATATATTTTTATTTAATAAAAGTTTAAGATTATTTGATAATACAACATTAATTAATCAACTATTAGAATATGAATCTGTTATTCCTATTTTTGTTTTTACAGAACAAATTAATTTAAAAAAAAATCTATATGCTTCTCAGAATTCTATACAATTTATGATTGAATCATTACAAGAATTATCAGACGAAATAAAAAAATACAATGGTAAATTATATTTTTTTCATAATGATAATTTAATGAATGTTTTAAATAGTTTTGATAATATTAATAGTATTGGTACTAATTTTGATTATTCACCTTATGCAGTAAGAAGACAAGAACAAATAGAACAATTATGTAAAGATAATAATATTAAATTTATTATATATGAAGATCATTTATTAAATAATATACTAGATGGCCAAACATTAAAAAAAGATGGAACACCATATAGCATTTTTACACCTTTTAATAATTTTTGTCAAAAGAATTTAAATGTTAGAAAACCTAATAAATTTAAAAAATTTAAATTTACTAAAAATAAACAATTAGAAAAAAATAAATATTATGTAGATGATATTACAACAATAACAGATTATAATAATTCAGAAATACATGTTAAAGGTGGAAGAAGTTATGGACTAAAAATATTAAATAATATTAAAAAATCAAAATATATAGACTATAGCAATCAAAGAGACTATTTAAATTATGATACAACTTTTTTAAGTGCATATAATCATTTTGGCAATATATCAATTAGAGAAGTTTATTGGTCTATTATAAAATCTTCTGACGAATTAAAAGATTTTACAGATAAATCTGATATATTATCTATAAAAGATTTAACAAAATTAACTAATCTATTTGATAAATATGAGGTGAAAGGATTAATTAACCAATTATATTGGCGCGATTTTTATTATAATTTATTTTATAATAATCCACATATGTTAGGTGGTCAGATTGGTGATACTAATCAACCTTTTAAAAGTAAATTTAATTATATAAAATGGGATTATAATGAAGAAATATTTGAAAAATGGTGTCAAGGAACAACTGGAATACCTTTATGTGATGCAGGCATGAGACAATTAAATAAAACAGGATATATGCATAATCGTTTAAGAATGATTTGTTCTTCAATTTTATGTAAATTATTATTGATACCATGGCAATGGGGAGAAAAATATTTTGCACAAAAATTAGTTGATTATGATGTTATACAAAATGCTGCTGGCTGGGGGTGGGGATGTCATGGTATAGATCCTAATCAAATATTTAGAATATTTTCTCCTCAAATCCAAAGTTATAAATTTGATAAACAATGTATTTATATTAAAAAATATATTCCAGAATTAGAAAATATTGAACCTACTAAAATACATAATTGGGAATCTTTAAAAATATATTATACCCCTATAATAAATTATAAGGAAGCTAGAGTTATAGCATTAAATGAATTAAAAAGAATAAATAAACTTAAAAATTAATATCATATAGAGTTTTTTTAATTTTTAATAATAATTAACACGTCTATAATTAAAGAATAATTATTATTATTAATTATAATGAATGAATATATAATTCATGAGATAATATATTCTACTGAACTACAAAAAAAAGAAGAATTATCTAAAAAAAAAGAATATGAAAATAATTTTTTTGTAGTTATTAAAATAGATAATGATAAACTAGCAGGTAAAGTTAACTCTATTCCTGAAATAAAAGATATAATAAAATGTAATATACATATTGATAATAATAAAAAATATTTTAGAAATGAACAATTCTTATTACCAATGAAAGAACATGATCAAAAACATCGTATATTAAAAATATACAATGGAGATAATAAAATATTGAAAGAATTAGAATTTATAAAATTTGGTAAAAACTTTTGGAAAGATTATATATTATATATATATAAAATTAAAGAAACTGAAAATTATACTAACAGATTGAAAATATTATATGATTATATTATAAATAAAGATTATATATATATATTACTTAAACCATTTAAAGAAATTCTGAGTTATCACAATATTACAAGATTAACAAATAAACAATTATTAATTTTATATGAGTTTGGTGAAAATATAACTGAATTGAGTATTGATCAATTAGTATCATTGTATGATAAAAAAGGTTTTGGATACACCACAATAATAAACATTGCAAAAGGATTAAAAAAATCTGTTGAAGATATAACTATATTAATTATTATTAATATATTTCTTAAAAATGATAATACTTATATTATATATGATGATTATAATATTTGGTTAAATGAATTATCTAAATATTCTGATGAAATTAATATAAGTGATTTAACAAATGATAAATTTTTAAATATTATTGATAATATGATAAAAAAAAAATATATAATACAAATTGAAGAATCTAAATTATGTTTATATAAATTATATAAAGCTGAATTATTTATAGCTCAACAATTAATTAGTATACAATATAATAATAAAACATTACCATTAATACAAGCTAAAAAATCTTTAAGAGAACTAGAATATTTTCTTAATAGTTATTCTGATAATAAATCAAATGAAACCTTAGATACAGAACAAAAACGCGGAATAATTAATTTTTTTACAAATAAAATTTCAATAATACATGGTCAAGCAGGAACAGGAAAAAGTTCTTTATTAAAAGGATTAATTAAAAGTATTGAAGAAATGGAACATAAAATTAGGCCTGTAAATGTTTACTTTTTAACACCAACCGCAAAAGCAAGACAAAGAATAAAAGATATAATGAATGATATAGATGATCAAAATAAATATGTTTATAATACTATTGCCGGATTCAATTATAACGTTTCAGAAAATTTTAAAAATAAATTGAAACAATATTATAATATTATGATTATTGATGAGACTTCAATGATTGATATTAATACATTATCAGAGTTTTTAAATAATGTAAAAGAAATACATAAAACTATTGTGTTTTTAGGAGATTATAGACAATTACCAAGTATAGGATCAGGAAATATTATATATGATATTATAAATTCATCTGTATTAGTATCATGTGAATTATTAACCCCATACCGTTATAAAGATAAAAAACATTTATTAAATATTATAAATAAAATATTAAATAAAGAAACAATTAATGAAAATATATTATTAAATTCTATTAATGAATTTAACTTAATTACACCTAAAAATAGTAATGATATTGACAATATTATAAAAACAGAGTGTAATAATTATGATATTATTATATCTCCTATTAATCGTGATATAACTACGTATACCGATATTATACGCGATATTGTTAATCCTATTGAATCAAGTAAAAAAGAAATAACATATAATAATAATATTTTTAGGATTAATGATAAAATTATTCATACTAAAAATAATAATCCTGAAGGAATATATAATGGTATGTCCGGTTGTATAATTGATATTTTTAATGAGATTAATATTAAAAATGAAACAATAACGCATATTAAAATTAAAATTAATGAAAATACATATTATACTTATAAATTTAAATTACAAATTGAATATATAACTAATGATAACGAACATTATACTCATATCTGTAATATTACAGATAATAAAGATAATCCAATTAATGATTTACAACCTGGTTTTATGGCATCTATTCATAAAACACAAGGACAAGAATATAATAATGTATTAATATTATTATCTCACTCTAGAATGACAAATAATAAATTATTATATACGGCTATTACTAGAGCTAAAAAAAAAGTAACTATAATATCATCATTAGAAAATTTAAATAATGTTATTAATAAAAATATTAATAGACACTCATTATTAAATTCAATGATTAAATATGAATATGAAAAATATTTTAATTTAAAAATTACAACATTTAATTATGATTCTGTTTTAGAATCACAAGAAGAACCACAAGAAGAACCACAAGAAGAAACAACAACAGAATCAAAAAAAGAATCAAAAAAAGAATCAAAAAAAGATAACATTATAATAGAAAAATCTAAATTTACACTTATACAACTTAAAAATTTATGTAAAGAACATAATTTATCATGTTATAGTAAGTTAAATAAAATTCAACTTATTAATTTATTACAAAATACTAATCCACACTTATTAGAAAAAATATAACTAAAGTTCCCATATATATTTTATAATATTATAGAAATTTTAATAATTTCATTTATTTTAAAAATAAATAATAATTATAATTTGTTTGCACATGTAAAACAAAAATTTATAAATAACTTTTTTTAATTCTTTTTGAAGGTTTCTTTTTTATAAACTTTTCTGTTCTAAAACTCATTTTATTATATTTTGGTATTTTTCTATTAATACATTATTTATTATTATTTTTAGATAAAATAAACTGTGTTCCAAAAAATTAAGAAAAAATAAACTAAACTACGTTCCAAAATTAATTTTAAATCTTAAATTAAAATATTTTATCTAAAAATAGCAATAATACATCTTAATATTACTTTTAAGTTCATCATAAATAAAACGATCCTTTTTTCTTAATTTGGATTTTATCATACTAAAATAATTTTTGATGGCATTTGTATAGTATTGATATAGAATTCTGTATATTAATTTATTTTTTTCATTGGATACGTTTATTATAACTTTATTGAAAATAATAAACGAAGGTCCTATAAATAATATGACTCTATATATGTTTATTATTATAATTTATAATTTGTGTCAGCTTAATTATTAAATTCTTTTTTGTTTATTATTAATTTATGAAAAACTTTGTTAACTTCGTTTATTATCCAAATTATTTTAATTATTATTAAAACTAATAATTAAAATAATAAGAATCCCAATTATTTAAATTATTAGTTTTTAATTTTTAAATAAACTGATAATAAACAGACGATAATAAACGTGTCCAATAAAAGAAAAATTAAAAACCAAATTTACTGTTGTGATAATAAATTAAATTTAGTAAATATAGATGAAATAATATTTATTTCAAAAGTTGACAAAATTTATAATGAAAGGAAAGATGTTAATTTAACTTAAAATATAATAAATAATATTATGTTATAATATTTGGAACACAGTTTAATTTATCTAAAAAAAGCAATAATTTTAAGTATTAAAAAAAGTTTTAAATTTATCTAATAAAGATAAGTCAGTACAATAAATTCTATAAAAATATTCAATATGATTTTCATTAATTAATAATGAAAAATATTGAAAATTATTAGTTTTTATTATTTTTCTATTTTTAGAATCATAAAATATTATATTATTTAATGGATTATTTTTATTACTAATATATCCTACTTCAAATTTTATAATTTGATAAGACTCATTATTAAAATTTTGTTTTAATATATTTTCATCATAATTATATGGAATTAATGATATCTTTTCATAAACCATTTTAGGAATATTTCTTTTATAAATATCATTTATAATTAACGAATTATTAAATAATATAAATGGATCTATTAATTGTATCATTTTATCTACATCTAACAAATAATTAGAAATCTTTAGTTTTTCTTCTAATTCAAATAATATTTTTATAATTAATATTTCTATTGCTTTTACTGTTTTATGATTATAAATATGTCTATGTAATCTATAACGAACAAAAAACATATAATAAATATCATTACTATTATGTAAAGAATAACATATATTATCATCTATAATTATAATATCATTCATTATTCTTTCATAATCAAATGCAAATTTTAATCCTAACATATCTGTATCTCTTATAAGATAATCAAATTTATCAACATCTATAGAATTAATTGGATTTGAAATAATTTGAAATATCCATTTACCTATTTTGTATTTATTATTCCAATTTAAATAATTGGATTGTTGAGGATATATTAAATCTGTAATAACAATTAACTGATCAATATTTAAATTAATATCATACCTTGAAACCATATGAATTAATAAATATTTAGATCTTTCTTCATGAGTTAAATTTATATTAATATTAGTAATACTAGGAACAAAATAATGATCAAATAAATGAGAAAAAAATAAATGACCTAAATCATGGCATAAACCAGCAATACTAATTAACATAATAATCTCATCAGTAATATTTAATTCTGGATGTTTAATTTTAATATTAGTAATCATTTTATTAGCTAGATAATAAGTACCTATTGAATGTTCAAATCGTGTATGTGTTGCAGTTGGAAAAACTAAATATACCATACCTAACTGTTTAATATATCTTAATCTTTGAAATATTGGAGTATCAACAATTTTAGATGCTATGGGACATAAATTAATATAGCCGTGATACTTATCATAAATTATCATTATTATATATATAATTTATTATCTTTAATTTTTTTTTATCATTTTTTTTATTATGTTTTAATATAATATTATATAAATAATTTACATAAATAAATTTATTAGAAAATATGCTAATAATTTCCATTTTTTATATACCAGTTATATTTTTAAAAAAATAATAATATAAAATAAATCTAATATTATAATTTTTAATACGATAATAACGTATTAAAAATTATAATATTAACTATAACTAATTTAAAATAATATATATAAACATATATTTATATAATATAATAATGGACATTTTAACAACTAAAAGAAAAAAAACTTTAAATTTTTATAATAAATATAAAAATTTTGACTTTGAAGATATCAACGATATGATGATAGATATATTTGAAAATATTATAACTAATTTTTCAGGAGAAATGACTAACACAATAACAAAAGAATTAATTTTTTTAATGAAAGATCAAACTAAACAAATAATAGAACTACAAAAAGAAATGGATATAATGAAATCACATATAATATTAAAATTATATGATATTAAAAACGAAAATATAGATAATATAAAATTATTTATACTAAATAATGATAATGAAAATTTTAAAAGAATAACAGATAAAATAGAAAAAGAAAATTTAAAATTAATAGAAGAATTTATACCTAAAAATAATATTTCATTTTTTGAGCAATATGAGAATATAATGAGATTATTTAAAGAAGAATTAAAAAATGAAAACCAATTAGAAAATATAGAATTAAAATATAATAATTTATTGAAAAATTTAGAATCAACATTAATATGTAATATTAATAATTCAGAATTAAGAATTCAAAATATAATTTTAAATAAAAATAATGATATTAATAATAATATTAATGAAATTAAATCAAACACTTTAAACCATCAAAATTCAAATATAGAAATAGTTAATAAATTAAATCAACATTTAGATAAATATAATAATTCATCCTTAAAAGGTAAAATTAGTGAAAATTATATAGAATCTTTATTAAATAATATTTATAAATCAGCAGAAATTAAAAGAGTGGCTGATAAATCTAAATCTGGTGATTTTATTATGAAAAGAGATAATATTTCAATATTATTTGAAATAAAAAATTATAGTAAAAATGTTCCTACAGAAGAAGTTAATAAATTTATTAGAGATATAAATGAACAAAATATATGTGGAATAATGTTATCTATATCAAGTGGAATATGTAATAAATATAATTATCAAATAGATATTACAACTACTAATAATTTATGTTTATATATTCATGATGTTAATTTTGAACCCGATAAAATTAAATTAGGAGTTGATATTATTGATAATCTTTATTCAAAATTAAGATTAAATCCAAAATCTAATGACATTAGTATTAATAATGAAACATTAGATATTATAAATAAAGAATATCAATCCTATTTAACTAAAAGAGATATAGCAATTAATTTTACAAAAGACAGTTTAAAAAAAATAATTCAACATATTGAAGATATGGAATTAATTAATTTAAATAATTTATTATCAAAAACATATTCTTTCATTAATACTAATGCCTTAGAATGTGATATATGTAAAAACTTTATTGGATCTAATAATAAATCTCTGACTATGCATAAAAAAAAATGTAAAATAAATAATGAAAATAAACCAAATATAAAAACAAATTTATCTATTATTGATAAATAAATATTTTTAAAAAATATATACATATATAGTTATGGAAACCTTATAAGTTTTTTTATTTTAAAATTTAGTATATCAACTAGTTATGAAAAAATACATACATATATATTAATATATGTATTAATCATATTTTCTATAAAAATGTAAAAGCTTAATATGAAACAACGAGTACATTAAATTATTTTTAATTTATTATAATTAAACAAAGTTCCTAAATTTATATATAGGTATGTTTAGTATCATATGTTTCATTTGTTGTTTAGTATCACTTTATTTAAAAAATTAAAAAAAATATTTTTTAATTTTTTAAATATTTTTTTTATGGGCATGTTTAGTATCATCTGTTCGGATTACTGTTTAGTATTAATCTTATTGAAACATAATAATAATTAATAAACGAAATTAACAAAGCAAACTTTAGTTATTATTATTTTTCAATAAGATTAATACTAAACAGTAATCCAAACAGATGATACTAAACATGCCCAAAGTTATAAAAATAAACGTGTTTCATTTATTTTTTAATTATTAATTTTAAAATAAACTGATTATAAACATATCCAATAATAATTTATTATTTAGATACCAAAAAATTATTTTAAATTTATAAATAATAAATTTAGAATTTTATTTATCTAGTCATATGAAAAATATTTTGAATTTTATAAATAATAAATTGATAACGTTGTTTATTTAGTTAACCAAAAAATATATTTTAGATTTATAATAAATTAGTATATTAGATTATTGGAAAAATATTTAGATTCATAAATAATAAATTATAATTTTAGATTAAACATATTTATTATCATTTATTAGGATTAGTATTTATTATAATCTTATTGTAAATAAAACAATTAATAAATTATGTTTTCATATATATTTATTAGTATACGTTATTATTATTGTATTCTTATTTAATAATTAAATTATTTTTTATTTATAATTGGGCATGTTTATTTTAAAATTAATATTTAAAATAATTAAAGTTATTATTAAAACTAATAATTTGTGTAATATAAAAATTAATTTTAATAATAAATTATATTAATAAATATATATAGAAAGTCTAATTTATTAATGATTTTATATTTGGGCATGTTTAGTATCATCTGTTTGGATTAATGTTTAGTATTAACCTTATTGAAAAATAATAATAATAATTAATAAACAAAGTTAACGAAGTTCCCAATATAAAATAATTATAATAGAATAAAATAACTAAAGCTTGCTTTATTAACTTCGTTCATTAATTATTATTATGTTTCAATAAGATTAATACTAAACAGTAATCCGAACATATGATACTAAACATGCCCTTTATTAAAAATTAAAAACTAAAATTTAAATAATTAAAGTTATTATAAAAATTAATAGTAAACAAAAAAAATATTTTTATAAAAAAGGCATCAATTATAATAATAAATATATATAGAAACACAATATATTTATATTTTTATTTACAATATAGTTATAATAAAAACTAATAACATATGATAATAAATATGTTCTATATTATTGCTATTTTTAGAAAAATTATAAAATATTTTAATTTAAGATTTAAAATTAATTTTTGGAACTTTTTTTATTTTTTTTGAAAATTATATAATTTATCTAACAATAATAATAAATAATAATATTATTATTTAGCCGGAAATCAATTGGAATGTTTATTTATTTTAATTATGTTAGATATTATTCTTGTTATCAAATAAATTATAAAAAATTCAGAAAAATTAAACTAAACTATGTTCCGTTCCAAAATATTTTAATTTATAGTTTAAAAATTATTTTTATAATTTATCTGAAAATAGCAATAATATTATTAATACGGAGTAAATAAATAATAATCTAAATAGATGATAATACACATGTCTATTTATAAATCCACAATTGTTTTTTAGTTAACTAAATAAACAAAGTTTTTTTATTTATTATTTATAAATTAAAAAATATTTTTCTAATTAATTAAAATTATTATTTATAAATATAAAATGTTTTTTAATGATTAACTAAAATTATAATTTATTATTTATAAATTAAAAAATATTTTTCTAATTAATTAAAATTATTATTTATAAATATAAAATGTTTTTTAATGATTAACTAAAATTATAATTTATTATTTATAAATTAAAAAATATTTTTCCAGTTACAAAATACTAAATAAAAATAATAATTTATAAATATTATGATTTTTGTTTATCTTATATAATTTTTAAAAAAATTAAAGTGACTTTTTTAAAAAACAAAAATCCTTTACAATTTATTATTTATAAAATAGGATGTAATCATGATTTTGTTTTTATATATTTATAAAAATGTTTAATCTTATTTAATTTAAAAAAAGTTAATTAACTTTTTTTGTAAAGGAAAATCCTTTACATTTTTTATGATTTTTAATTGGGTTATAATCATTATTTTTTTTATAAATTTATACAAATGTTTAATCTTATAGATTTTAAAAAAGTTAATGAAAAATGTTAATTTGCGTGTTAATTATGATTTCTATAAAAATGTAAAGGATTAACGGGGGGCGACAGGTGGGACAAATTATAAAAACTTTGTGTAAAAAAATTATTTTTAATTTTTTTCATAAATAAACAAACATCACACCAAATAATTAATTTCTATATTTGATATACAAACAAATATAAATATGTAATATTATATATGTTTATTATTGTTTATCATGATAGTGTTTATCAGAATCTTGTTGAATATAATAATATAAATAAATTGGCTTTCTACACATGTTTATTATTATAATTTATAATTAGTGCGTCTTAATTATTAAATTATGTGTTGTTTATTATTAATTTAAGGAACTTTGTTTATTATCCAAATTATTTAAATTATTGGATATATTTATTATCGTTATTTATGATTATTATTTGAGTATGTTTAGTATCATCTGTTTCATTTGTTGTTTAGTATCACTTTATTTAAAAAATTAAAAAAAATATTTTTTAATTTTTTAAATATTTTTTTTATGGGCATGTTTAGTATCATCTGTTCGGATTACTGTTTAGTATTAATCTTATTGAAACATAATAATAATTAATAAACGAAGTTAATAAAGCAAGCTTTAGTTATTATTATTTTTCAATAAGATTAATACTAAACAGTAATCCAAACAGATGATACTAAACATGCCCATTATATTAATTATTATTATTATTTTTCAATAAGGTTAATACTAATAAGTAATCCTAACTGATGATACTAAACATACCCTTTATTATAATCTTATTGAAAAAAAAACACTGTTCCAACTATAAATAAATTGTGCTTCCATATATATATATATTATTATAATTAGCGTCATCTTAATTAGTAAATTAGTTTTAATAATAATTTTAATTATTTAAATTATTATTTTATAATTTTTAAATAAATTGATAATAAACAAGCTCAAAAATAAACAAAGTTCAAAATATAAATAAATAATGCTTCATATATATATTTATTATAATTTATAATTATTGCCTTATTTATTCTCATTTTCAGATAAATTATAAACATTTCAAAAAAATTATAAAATATTTTAATTTATGGTTTAAAAATTATTTTTATATTTTTTTTGAAATTTTTATAATTTATCTGAAAATAGCAATAATTATTTATTGTTTATTATTTAAATATTACACAAATTATTTAAATTATTATTAAAACCAATAATTTAAATAAAATAATAGAAACCTAAATTATTTAAATTATTAATTTTTAAATAAATTGATAATAAACATAGCCATTAATATGATTTTTATTTTGGGTATGTTTATTATATATTTCATTATTGTTAATATAAAATATATAAACAAAGGTGACATAAATATTATATTTTATTTAACTAAATAAATAAAGTTCATAATTTATTATTTATAAATCCAAAATGTTTTTTCTGTTAATTAAATAATAATTTATTATCTTCTGTTATAAGTAGTGTTTATTATTTTATTAAAAATAAATGTACAAATTATTAATAAATTGTGTATTCATATATGTTTATTATAATAGATATGATTATTGGATACTTATTGAATTATTAATTTATTTTGTATTTATTATTAGTTTAACAATAACTTTAATTATTTAAATTATTAGTAAACTTAATAATTTAACTAATATAATAGTAACACATATATTTAAATTATTAGTTTTTAATTTTCAATAAATAATAATTATAAATTTTTAAATAAACTAATAATAAACAGTAAAAGAAACATGTTCATTTATAAATTAAAAATGTTTTTCCAGTTAACTATAATTATTATTTATAAATATTATAAACTTTATTTATTTTATATAATTAAAAAAAAAATAAATTAACTTTTTTAAAAGACAAAAATCCTTTACATATTATTATTTATAAAATATGATGTAATCATAATTTTGTTTTTATATATTTATAAAAATGTTTAATCTTATTTAATTTAAAAAAAGTTAATTAACTTTTTTTGTAAAGGAAAATCCTTTACATTTTTTATGATTTTTAATTGAGATATAATCATTATTTTTTTTATAAATTTATACAAATGTATAATCTTATAGATTTTAAAAAAGTTAATGAAAAATGTTAATTTGCGTGTTAATCATGATTTCTATAAAAATGTAAAGGATTAACGGGGGGCGACAGGTGGGACAAATTATAAAAACTTTGTGTAAAAAAATTATTTTTAATTTTGGAAAATATTTTATTTTTTATAAATGGATGTGTTTATTATCAGTTTATTTAAAAATTACATATTAAAAATTAAAAAAATAATAATTTAAATAATTTGATTAACGAAGTTAATTATTATTTTATTTTATTGGTTTTAATAATAATTTAAATAATTAAAATCATTATTAAAACTAATGATATGTGTAATAAAAAAAGTCTCATAAATTAATAATAAACAAAAACTAATTTTATAATTAACATTGCGCTAATTATAATAATAAATATATATGAAAGCACTATTTATAGTTTTTTTCAGTAAGGTTATAATAAACACTAATTATAACTAACGATAATAAACATGACTATACAAAAATTATTTAAAAAATTTTTTAAATAAAGCAATACTAAATAACAAATGAAACAGACGATACTACATATACCCTTTAAATAAATAAACAGGTCTAATAATAAATAAAAAATAATTTAATTATCAAATAAGAAGACAATAATAATAAATTATACTAATAAATATATATAGGAAGCACAATTTATTAATTATTTTATTTACAATAAGGTTATACTAAATACAAATCTTAATAAATGATAATAAATATGTCTAATCTAAATAAACGAAGTTATCAATTTATTATTTATAAATCTAAAATATATTTTTGATATTTAAATATAAGTTATTATTGGATATGTTTATTATCAATTTTTATTTTAAAATTAATAATTAAAAAATAAATAATTGAAGTTCTATTTATTATAACTTTTTTTTGAAAATAAAATTATTATGAAAATTAATAATAAATAAAAAATATTTTTATAAGAAGACACCAATTATAAATTATAAAAATATATTGAAAACAATATATTTATATTTTTATTTTTATTTACAATATAGTTATAATAAACACTAATCATAACATATGATAATAAATATGTTCTATATTTATTATTATTAATATTTTCAATAAAGTTATAAATAAACGATAATCCGAATAAATAATAATAAACATATCTATTTATAAATTTATAATTTGTTTGGTTAACTAACTAAACAAAGTTCTCAAGTTATTATTTATAAATCAAACATATATTTTATAATTAACTAAAATTATTATTTATTATTTATAAATCTAAAATTTTTTATAGTTAACTAAAATTATAATTTATTATTTATAAATAATAATTGTTTTTATAGTTAACTAAAATTATAATTTATTATTTATAAATATTATAAACTTTGTTTATCTTATATAATTTTATAAAAAATTAAATTAACTTTTTTGTAAAATAAACTACGTTCCAAAATCCTTTACATTTTATTTATTATAAAATCGGCTATAAGCATAATTTTGTTTTTAAACATTTATAAAAATGTTTAATCTTATTTAATTTAAAAAAAGTTAATTAACTTTTTTTGTAAAGGAAAATCCTTTACATTTTTTATGATATTTATTTGGGATATAATCATTATTTTTTTTATAAATTTATAAAAATGTTTAATCTTATAGAATTTAAAAAAGTTAATGAAAAATGTTATTTTGCTTGGTAATCATGATTTCTATAAAAATGTAAAGGATTAACGGGGGGCGACAGGTGGGTCAAATTATAAAAAATCTGTGTAAAAATAAAATATTTTAAATTTTTGGAAAATATTTTATTTTATTATAAATTAACAACGTTAACTAAGTTATCATAATAATTAATTTCTATATTTGATATCTAAACAAACATATATAAATATTTATATTCTGATAAAAAATATCCTTATTCTATTTATTTAATTAGACTAATAATAATATAAGAAACCTTCATTAACTTCATTTATTGAGTTAGATATTTGTTAATATAGTTTATTTTATTTACTGTTTATTGTCAATATAAAAAATATAAATAAAGTTACTAAAATTCTTATAATTTGATTAACTAAATAACTAAATTTATGATTTATTAGGATATATTTATTATTGTTTGTTATGTATAGTGTTTATTATAACCTTATTAAAAATAATAAACAAAGTATAAATAAATTGTTCGTCCTATATATGTTTATTATTATAATTTATAATTATTGCATTTATATATTATATAAATTATTAGTTTTAATAATAACTTTAATTATTTAAATTATTATTAAAACCAAAAAATGAAGTTTTTTAAGTAAAATAATATGAGTCCTAGTTATTTAAATTATTAGTTTTTAATTCTTAATTAAACTGATAATAAACAGTAAAAGAAAAAAATAATAATAAACATATTCAATAAATAAAAATAATTTAATAATTGAAAGACCATAATTATAACTCATAATAATAAACATATATGAAAGCATAGTTTTATAGTTGTATCTTTGTTTATGTCCAATAAGATTATAATAAACACTAATTATAAGATAATAAACTGGTTCTTATTTATAAATAAATATGTTTTAGCTAATTAAATAAACAAAGTTCTCAATTTATTATTTATAAATAAAAATTTTTTTTCTTGTTAACTAAATAATAATTAATAATTTATAAATATTATAAACTTTGTGTATCTTATATAATTTTATAAAAAATTAAATTAACTTTTTTGTAAAATAAACTATGTTCCAAAATCCTTTACATTTTATTATTTATAAAATAGGCTATAATCATAATTTTGTTTTTAAACATTTATGAAAATGTTTAATCTTATTTAATTTAAAAAAAGTTAATTAACTTTTTTTGTAAAGGAAAATCCTTTACATTTTTTACGATTTTTATTTGGGATATAATCATTATTTTTTTATAAATTTATAAACATGTTTAATCTTATAGAATTTAAAAAAGTTAATGAAAAATGTTAATTTGCTTGGTAGTTATGATTTCTATAAAAATGTAAAGGATTAACGGGGGGCGACAGGTGGGTCAAATTATGAAAAAATTTGTGTAAAAAAAATTATTTTTAATTTTTTCATAAATAAACAAATTTAATACAAATTCCCAAATAATTAATTTCTATATTTGATATCTAAACAAATATAAATATGTAATATTAGATATGTTTATTATCATTTATTATAATAAGTGTTTATCATAACTTTATTGAATAAGATTCCAACTATAAATAAATCATGCTTCCTATATATATTTATTATTATAATTTATAATTGGCGCCTTCTCATTTAGTTTTTATTTATTATTTACATATTACACAAATTATTTAAAATTATTATTAAAACCAATAATTTAAATAAAATAATAGGAACTTCAGTTATTTAAATTATTAATTTTTAAATAAATTGATAATAAACATAGCCATTAATATAATTTTTATTTTGAGTATGTTTATTATATATTTCATTATTGTTAATATAAAATATATAAACAAAGTTCACAAAAATCTTATATTTTGATTAACTAAATAAACAAAGTTTGAGATTTATTATTTATAAATAATTATATATTTTTTCTGGTAACTAAATAATAATTTATTATTTATAAATCAAATGGAATTTAGTTTATTTTTTAATAATTGACTAAATAATAATTTATTATTATCTGTTATGATTAGTGTTTATTATAATATTATTAAAAATAAATGTACACACTATTAATAAATTGTGCATTCATATATGTTTATTACAATAATATGATTTTTGGAATCTTGATTAATTATTAAATTATTTTTTATTTATTATTAGTTTAACAATAACTTTAATTATTTAAATTATTATTAAATCTAATAATTTAACTAAAATAATAGTAACTCATATATTTAAATTATTAGTTTTTAATTTTCAATAAATAATAATTATTATTTATAAATATTATAAACTTTGTTTATTTTATATAATTTAAAAAAAAAATAAATTAACTTTTTGGTAAAGAACAAAAACCTTTACAATTTATTATTTATAATGTCGGCTATAATAATGATTTTGTTTTTTTACATTTATAAAAATGTGTAATCTTATTTAATTTAAAAAAAGTTAATTAACTTTTTTTGTAAAGGAAAATCCTTTACATTTTTTATGATTTTTATTTGGGATATAATCATTATTTTTTTTATAAATTTATAAAAATGTTTAATCTTATAGAATTTAAAAAAGTTAATGAAAAATGTTAATTTGCTTGGTAATTATGATTTCTATAAAAATGTAAAGGATTAACGGGGGGCGATAGGTGGGACAAATTATAAAAACTTTGTGTAAAAAAAAATTATTTTTAATTTTTAAAAATATTTTATTTGTTCATAAATAAACAAAGTTAACAACGTTCCTCCAAATAATTGATTTCTATATTTGATATAAACAAATATATTGCTATTTTCAGAGAAATTATAAAAATTTCAGAGAAATTATAAAATATTTTAGAAAAATTATATTAAATATTTTAATTACACTATACATATGTTTATATATGTAGCATCTTATAGAATATATAA